CTTACTGCCCCCATCGATTAATTCTAATGATCCGCCACTTACGATCGGCGCATTTTTAATTAGGTAGTAATTATCACCGCCTCTTTCGATATAAGCTTCTACTGTTATTGTTGTTGTTAAAACATTTGCCATTCTCACACTAATTAAACAGTCAATACTATTAGTAGCGCCACCTAAAGCATCTACTGCTCCTGTTCCTGTTAATCTTGTGATATAATTTTTAAAATTCTGTGCCATAATTTACCTATACTATAACGCAATCGACATTGCAATCACGAAACCATTAGTGGCCCCGGTTGAAGCTGTCGCCCATTCTGGAGCTGTAGCTCCTGAATTCATTTGTAATACCTGAAGTGCTGATCCTTTTCCTAATCTTGCGGGAGTATTATTTCCAGATGCATATAATATATCTCCTGCTGTTGTCAGGGTCATATCAGTTGTTTTAGATGCGGGTAAAGTACAGAATACGTTTAATGTACCACCAGCAAAAGTAACTAAATTATCTGAGTTAGAACTTGTAATTGCAGTTCTAGAAAGAGTGTCTGTAGAAGCATCGGTTACTGTCCCAGTTCCAACTTCCCAATTAGCTGTTCCTTCTTCATGGATTGCATAATAAGTTGTGTTTCCTGTTCCAACGCCAGCAACAAAAGTTTCAAAACCTTGTACTGCTCCTGCTAAATCTAAAGTTCCAGTTCCTGATGTAGTACTGGTTTCTCTAACTCTGTCATTTAAAACTAAAGCCATTTTTTATCTCCTATTACGCCATGCTTAAAATAGCATCAGATGGTGTTGATGGATTAGGAAAAGTAATTTTAAATGTACCATTCGTACAAGTTTTATTTCCTCCAAAATCTAACACAACAACTAATCTATCAGCTGTACTATCTACTGTTGAACTATTATAAATTACTCCATAAGCTGCAGTAAAAGTAGCAGAAGTCCATTCTGTATCTGCAAAGTCAACGGAAGCTACTGCTGTAGTACTTGCTACTGCTTGTGAAGTTAAAGTATTTCCACCTGTAGAATATCCAGTTCCAGATGTACCTACTTGGTTAGCAGTTCCTGAAGTGTAAACTGTTGAACTAGTAGAGTAAGGTGCACCAGATCCAGCTGTATACAAAGCTAATTTAAAAGTATTTCCAGACGTCGCAAAATCATGATGCGCTGAAAATAAAGAACCTCTAAAAGAGTTTGGTATTACGTTTGCCATATTTTATCTCCTTAATAATCTGATGGACTTGGTGATTTAAGAGGTGTACGAATAACTCCATCTTGGTATTCGTCCCTACGTCTTCGACCTTGTTGTTCGATCGCATACGTTTGTAATGCATCATTAAATTGCTGCTGATAGTATTGTACCATATCTGCAGGTCCTTTCAAGTACCCATATGTATTTATCAGACATCCATATAAAAGTAAATCTTGATATTTATTAGATAGATAAGTTCCGTTTGTGGATGCTGGGGCTCCAATAGGGTTTGTACTATCTGTTATGCTAAATGGTTGTTTAATATAAGCCATGGTAATCTCATAAGCAGCATTAGGAGTAGGTGCTACAACCCAATATTCAGAGTCCCAATTAGCATAATATTTAGGAATTCCTGATTGAACTGAAGGTCTATCATAATAAGTGGCCATATAAGAGGTATCTTTTTTCTCTAAAAAGCTTTGAACATTCGGTGTAACAGTTGTGTCTAGTAATTGAATATATCTAATAATTCTTAAATCATCAGGAATAGTTACATATCTATTACCAATAACTAAGTTTGAAGTAGCATAAAATCTATTGTCATCATTGTCTGCTGATCTATAAATCTTATTTTCAGCATTCTTAATAATTGGATTTAAAATAGCGCTTGTTAATACCGTACTACTAACTTCTGTGTAATTTCTGATATCGTCTTCTAAATTTGTTAAAGTATATGCCATAATTATCTCGGATACTGATTAGTTTGATTTGGTGGTCCACCAAAAACAAATGCTCCGCCTCCTGTTGCCGTTGAAGTTGCTGCATTAACTAAAGTTAAAGTAAAATAATTACTTACAGTTTTAGTTGATGGTTGTCCTGGATATGGAACAGTTTCAGTAACTCGTGTTATTATATACGATCCATAGACTTTGTCACCATTAGAATGAGAAGCGGCTGTTGTTGAAGAAGGTGTAGACCCTCTTGTAGGAGAAGCTGTTCCTCTTGTACATCCAGTTAAATCATTTCCTGCTTTACCTGTATATTGAATAGTTTCACTATTATATAATCCTGTATCAGCATTAACAGATTGAATTACAAAATATCCAGAAGTTGGAAAGTATGTTGCATCTGTTAAAGTAATTGTAGTCGCTGTTGCATTAACCGCTCCATTTAAAGTTGTGTCTAATTCTAAAGCTGTAATTGGAACACCGCCCACGGCTTCTTTAACTTCGGTAAATCTAACAGCATCACCTGTTTGTCTTTCATTATCTTGTTGATAAACTCTTAAAGTTGTACTTGCATTCGTTGTAGAAAATGGAACATTGTCTAAAGGACTTGCAGTTGGTACTGAAGGACTTCTTGGTCTTGCATGTTGTAGAGCTTGTGCATCTGCACCATGTGGTCTTGGATCTACTTGTGGTTGTTTAGGTTCATATTCTGATATATGAACTCTTGCACCTGTCCATTCTTTAATCATTTCTAAATATGGAAAAGCCATACCAGATCTATCTGAAATAAATTGTGCATATTTACCTCTAGAAAATTTTGCCATTATGTCCCCGGATAATAAGTTTTTGGTGCTATGTAAGTACTAGAAGGTGAACCATCTTCTTGCAAAGCTCTTTGTAGTTCATCTTCATATAATAATTTTAATTGTTGTACTCTTTCTATCGCCCATTTTTGTGCAAGATAAAAAGCTAAACCTGCAACCATGCATGGCACAAATCTATAGGGTACATCTCCAACATTAGTATAAGCTCCTGCATCTTTAACTCTACTAACATAATATAAATTTACATAATTAGATGCTGCTGTTGAATCTGGTGTTGGATAAAATGTAACAGTAGTTCTATCTATAAATCTTTGAACCCAATATTGTGAAGGAGTTCCTTTAGTAGCTTTATTTGAAAATGCTGCATAGGTTGAACGATCAACTTTTGTTAAAGGTAAATCTGATTGATCTGTAGATGCAGTTGGTGTTGAATAATTTTGTCTAAAGCTTGCTTCTGTTATATCTGAAAAACCGTAAAGTCCATTAGTAGGAGAAGTAGTAGCACTCGTACCATCATCAGATGATCTATAAAAAATATATTCAGCTTGTCCTTCGACAAGATCTAAATTAGTGTTTCCTACTTCCCAATAATGAATTCCTCTATTTCCCCATTCTTGAAATAGGATGTTTAAAGATCTTCTAGCTGCTTTTAATTGATAACCGGTAACGTTTTGTTGACCGCATCTTTCGTAAGCATCTTCGATGACTTCGTCAATTGAAAAGGTAGATTCAAAAGTGGCCGTTGTTGAAATTGCCATTTAATCTCCTATCCGTCGTAGAATACTGTCAAACCTGTTGGACTAGTTCCTGTTATTTGAAAATACGCTCCATCAGAAAACATAATTCCATTATCTGGAATATATGGATCGATAGTATCATCTTTTACATCTAAAGCTAATTGAGTCACTCCAGTTGCAGAAGCATTTTTAAAAAATACAATTCCAGCTCCAGCACCTACACCAGTCATTCCTCTAATTCTAGTTCTTCCAGCATAAAAAGTTCCACTTGTTGCACCACTTTTTAAACCAGCTTGAATATCAGTTGTAATAGATCCACTTGCTGTAATGCTTGTGACACTTTTCCATGTTCCAGCTACAGTTACTGTTGCACCTGCTCCTGGTCCAGTAGTTGCGGCACTTGTTTGTGCATCTCCATTAGCATCTGTTCCAACTACCGTAAAAGTAATACCTGTATTATTGGCACTAGATTTTAAAGTAATCTGTTGAGCATTTGCCCATGGACCACCATTTAAAATAGCTAAAGTTGTAGCAGCAGCAGAAACCGAAACAGCATCATCATCAGTTGCAAAAATAAATTGTTTTGATTTTATACTTGTTACATTTGGCATTTATTATCTCCTATTAAACCTAGGCTCCCGTAGGAGCCCAGATTAATATTATTATCTTTGTTGTATCGTTTGGAACCAGTCAATTGCTAAATGATTAGCAACCGTACCTTTACTATCCGTGAACATGTTTATTTCTAAAGCCACGTCATCTGGAACAGTAGTCGCTGCTTGCGTTCCTACTTTTTTACCATCTAAATACAATTTATATTGTGCAGTTGTTTGGTTAAGTTCCGTTCCTGCAGGTTGAAAATGAAAACCTAATCTAACAGAGTTAGTAGGTTGTGCAAAAACAGTTGCAGTTTGAGTTGGAACAGTAGAATCTAACATTGCAAAAGTAGAACCTGCTGCACTATCTTTCATGTCGAAAGCAGTACCAGCACCATCTTTTCTAGATAAGAATTGAATGCTAGTAGTGTCCTGTAAATGAGAGAAACCAATACAATCAGTAGGAAGAGCAGCTGGACTTGTGTATCCATTTACTGCAAAACCAACAAACCAGTTAAGTTCAGTTACATCTGTAACTGCTACTCTAGTTTCGAACCACCATTGTTTGTTTGCATTGTACTGCCAAACTTCTTTTGAAGCAATTCCATTATCTTCAGCAGCTCCTGGTGCATTGTCTCCGATTCTTAACCATCCTCCAGCATATTCAGGAAGAATAAATCCAGAACCAGTTATTGTTGTGTCCCAATCTTCATCATTAAAAGTCATCCAGTCGTTTTGATAAGCAACTTCTTGGTTATAACCTCCAGTGATTAAAGGTTGTTTGATACCACTAAACAGAGATGTATCTCCCTGTTTGCCTCTAACGTTTGTTACGCCAGTTGAAAAGTGTGTAGTCATATTAATCAGCGCCTCCTCGCGCCAGTTATTCTTACTAAGAAAAGAATAACCAATTTATGATTTATTATCTTAGTGTCTTATTTATATAGTAGTTTTAAGTAGAGTGCAAGAGGGTGTGTAGTGTGGATAGGAATTTTCCAACGATGTAGCTTTTTATTAAGTAGCTACAGAAACTTCGGGTGCAGACTCTTCTATTTTGTTTTGCAGATGCGCTTTTTTTGCTTCTGCAAGTTTTATATGGCTAAGAACTTCTCTTACTTTTCTGTCAATTCTAACCATGTTGAGAGTATATCTACCCTCATTAAGATGCTCCTGCTCCCATTCTAGGTCCAGAACCTTTTTCTGTTTGTAAAGGTCTGTTAGATGTGTATGCATCTCCATTTATAACCTCCTCATAGGTTATTCTATTAATCTTGGGATCGTTCATTTCTCCAAGATACTCCCACTTTATACTCTTATCTCCTAGTTTGTCAACTATTGAATTTTCAATAGATTTAACATTATCTTCAGCCAGAACTTCAAATTCTGTGCTGTATTGATATGCATGTATTTTTACTAGGAATTTTCTCATATTCTCACCATTTATATATTGAATGTGGCGGTTTTAAGGCCGCC